AGAGCGCGCGGATACCAGTTCTTTAAAAAATAAAAACCCCCCGATGTTCTGGGGGGCTAACCGGAGAGGTTATTTGGATTCGCGGTCTACCATGATGGTCCACATTTCATAGGGGCCAACACCGAACAGGTTGAGCTGGTTTGTATGGTCAGGCCGTACCTTCCATGTGTCCATGATGCGGTTTAGTTCGGCGATGCGTTTGCAGTTAGCATTGATGTTCTTTTCAACATCAGTGATGGGCCAGAGTTCTAGTTGAACAGGCTTGCGTTTGCGGGTAAAGAGCTTAAGCATTTTGGATTCTCCTTGCCCCCCTTTCGGGGGGCGATTAGGTTAGTAGAAGTAACGATTAATCAGTTGCAGTAGCTGGGCGGAACAGCGCTTAACCCTGCGCCGATCGTCCTCTGTCCGTGCTACATATTTAGAATCAAACGCGATAGCCATTGTGTCGTTGCTATCGATCGATGCCTTGAGCATGGACAGGCTTTCCTCTTGTTGTCTCCGAATAGCATTCTCAAGGCAAATCAAGACTGCGGTTAAATCGTCCTTGAGTTCCTCTTTGATATCATCTCTTACTTGATGCATTTTTACTCTCCAGTTAAACGGCACATGCCGTACAGATATGACCAGCCCAAAGGCGTTTTGTTCCCGGCAGACCCCCACGGGGTGGGCACCCCCCTCTCTGACATTGGGTGGGGGACTCCTGCTGATATATTAAAATCCACGACCAATCACAACTTTTTTGAAATCGGCAACACCTATAATAAGAAGAGCAGTGACACCTCCTCCACGACCAGCAATCAAATAAAATAAAAGTTCTTATCCCACCCCCTATTTCCCCAGACCCACCCCCCTCTTTTTTATTTGGGTCCCCTACCCCCGGGGGGTATATTTTGTTTACTTGTGTTTTTTATAGACTGTGTTATATTCCGTGCATGCAACTACTTGAACCGGAAGTAGGCGTGGACATACCTGAGTCCAATCACAGATTTGCTGACAAATACGAGAAGGCCCGCGTAGCGTGCCAGACCGCGCTCACCCTTCATGACATGGGTATGCCTATTGAGATGGACGAAGAGGACAAACTCTTTGCCGAGCGTATTCTCAAAAACGAAGTCAAGCCTACTACCCAAGAGATTTTCCGCCCCGGCACAGCCATAGCATTGGGTGCCATCCTAAAAGAGTACGACTATCAGGTTGCCCGTGACGCGGCGCAGCTAAAGACGGTTGCTACCAATAAGCTCATCGAGATGCTTGATGATCCTGACCCCAAGATCAGACTACGGGCAGTAGAGCTAATCGGCAAGATTGCAGACGTTGGTCTCTTCACAGAGCGCACTGAGATCACGATTACCACCAAGGACAGCAACGAGCTTGAGAAAGAGCTAGAGAAATTGTTATCTGGTGTAATTGATGTTGAAGCTAAAGAAGTTACAGAGGATGACGAAGACGAGCAGGATCAACGGGATCAAGAAGAAGAAGAAGAAGAATAAATGGCCCTAACCCTCGACCCCGACAAACTCAAAGAGGCAATTAAGAAGCTGCCGCCAGAAAAGCAGGGTCAAGCTCTAACTATCCTAAAAGAACTCAATACACGTAGACACAAAGAGAAGGCCCAAAACAACTTTCTCTCCTACGTTAACCACGTATGGCCAGACTTCATCCACGGCAGACACCATGAGATCATGGCCGAGGCATTTGAGCGGGTAGTGCGGGGAGAACTCAAGCGGCTGATTATTAACATGCCGCCACGACATACAAAGTCTGAGTTTGCCTCCTACCTCCTGCCAAGCTGGTACCTAGGTAAATACCCTAATAAGAAGGTGATCCAAACTTCGCACACGGCAGAACTTGCCACAGACTTCGGTCGTAAGGTGCGTAACCTTGTGGACAACCCGCTATACAAAGACATCTTCCCAACTGTTGCGCTGCAGTCGGACTCAAAGGCTGCTGGGCGATGGAACACCAACCATGGGGGCACTTACTTCGCTATTGGTGTGGGCGGTGCTGTGACGGGTAAGGGTGCTGACCTACTAATTATTGACGACCCCCATAGTGAACAAGAGGCAATTCTGGCCGAGGTCAACCCCGAGATATACGACAAAGTCTACGAGTGGTATTCCTCCGGTCCGCGGCAGCGTCTACAGCCAGGTGGGTCGATCGTCATTGTTATGACCCGATGGGGTAAAAGAGACCTAACGGCTCAGGTTGTTAAGTCTAGTATCCAGCGAGGCGGTGACGAGTGGGAGGTCATTGAGCTACCGGCGATCTTTGAGAGTGATGAGTATGAAGAGGTCGAGGACGAAGACGGCCAGATCCACCACCTGAGGAAACCCCCCAAGCCACTTTGGCCGCAGTTCTGGAGCATCGAGGAGCTGATGGCACTGAAGGAGGAGCTTCCGGTCCACAAATGGGCGGCTCAGTACATGCAGCAGCCGACGGGAGCAGAGGGCGCCCTGATTAAGAAGGAGTGGTGGCAGACCTGGGAGAAGGACGACCCACCCAAGTGCGATTACATCATCCAGTCTTGGGATACGGCCTTTTCTAAGAACACCCGATCGGACTTTTCGGCTTGCGTAACCATCGGCGTTTTTAGGCGGGACGACGAGACGGACAACAGTCAAAACACACAGTTAATTCTTTTAGATGCTTTCAAAGAGCGTTTGGAGTTCCCTGAGCTAAAAAGCAAGGCTTTAGAGTTGTACAAAGACTGGGAGCCGGACTGCTGCATTATTGAAGCGAAAGCGGCTGGGATGCCGTTGATTTATGAATTAAGAAGCATGGGGATCCCCGTTCAGGACTACACACCGACACGTGGGAACGATAAGATAACCAGGGTAAACGCCGTAGCGGATATTTTCGCTTCCAAAATGATGTGGGCACCGCAGACCCGGTGGGCAGAAGAAGTCATAGAAGAGTTTGCATCTTTTCCCGCTGGAGAGCATGATGACCTTGTCGACGCAACTACACAAGCTTTACTACGCTTCCGATCTGGGGGATTGGTGCGCTTACATTCCGATGAACAAGACGAGCCTCGTGAACATCCAAGACGTAAGGCTGTCGGGTATTACTAAGAACTAGGGAATATTAAAGATGGCCATTGAAAAATCACTGAATCAGGCTCCGATGGGGATAAATGATTTAGACGAAGAAGAGATGATGGGGCTGGGTTCTTTGGGTGAACCAGATATCGAGATTGAGATCGAGGACCCGGAGAGCGTAAGTATTGAGGCTGGCGGGGTAGAAATTGAGCTTGAGAAAGTGCAAGGTGGTGGAGAGGGTATAAATGAGTTCACTGCCAACCTAGCCGAGTTCTTGGACGAGGGTGAGATCAACGAGATCAGCGGTGAGCTGATGGAGCAGTTCCGTAGTGACAAGACTAGTCGCAAGGAGTGGGAGAAGACCTACCGCGATGGTCTGAAGCTCTTGGGGTTGAAGATCGAGGACAGGACAGAACCATGGCCTGGGGCTTGTGGTGTGTTCCACCCGCTGCTGTCAGAGGCTGTTGTGCGCTTCCAAGCAGACTCGATAATGGAGACGTTCCCCGCCACGGGGCCAGTTAAGACCCAGATTATTGGCAAGCTGACCAAAGAGAAGGAGCAGGCGGCCAATCGGGTTAAAGATGATATGAACTACCAGCTCACGGTGCAGATGCCTGAGTACCGTCCGGAGCATGAGCGCATGCTGTGGAGCCTAGCCTTGGCGGGTAGTGCGTTCAAGAAGGTCTACTTTGACCCCAACATGGGCCGTCAAGTGTCTATTTTTGTGCCAGCGGAGGACTTCGTGATCTCCTACGGCGCCTCAGATCTGCAGACTTGTGGTCGTTACACCCATGTCATGCGTAAAACTGAGAACGAAGTTAAGAAGTTACAGGTCGCGGGCTTCTATCGGGACGTAGAGCTGGGTGAGCCAGACGCCTCTTCCATCGATATGGACGAGACAAACCCCGGAGACGACGACGCTACGATCATTCAGGACAACCGATTCGCCATTTTGGAGATGCACGTTGACCTAAATATCGAGGGAGACCCCCTAAAAGACGAGAATGACATCGCCATTCCCTACGTTGTGACGATTGAGAAGTCCACGGGAGAGGTGTTGGCCATCCGTCGTAACTGGGACCCCGAGGACGAGACGTATAAGAAGCGTGTCCACTTTGTCCATTATGTCTATATTCCTGGGTTTGGGTTCTACGGGTACGGTCTGATCCACCTAATCGGTGGTCATGCCAAGTCTTCCACCTCTTTGCTGCGCCAACTTGTCGATGCGGGCACACTTTCCAACCTCCCAGGTGGTCTAAAGACCCGCGGTCTGCGAATTAAGGGCGATGAGACCCCGATTGCACCGGGTGAGTTCCGCGATGTGGACGTTGTTAGCGGAAAAATTGCAGAAAACATCACTTTCTTGCCCTATAAAGAGCCTTCTCAGACGCTTTTGGCCCTGATGAACTCGATTGTGGAGCAGGGACGTGGTCTTGCAGCCGTTGCTGAGCTGAAAATCAACGACGTAAACAAAGAAACGCCCGTTGGTACGACTCTGGCACTCCTAGAGCGCAGTCTGAAGGTCATGTCGGCTGTTCAGGCTCGCATCCACACCGCGATGAAGACCGAGTTTGGGCTTCTGAAGGCCATCATTGCCGAATTTGTAGAGGACGAGTACGAATATGAACCGATTGATGACGGCAATACGGACACGGTTGAGTTTAAGCGGCCTTCGCGCAAGGATTACGACATTGTGGAAGTCATCCCGGTGTCGGATCCCAACGCATCTACGATGTCCCAGCGGGTTGTGCAGTATCAAGCGGTGCTTCAACTCGCTCAGAGCGCCCCGCAACTCTATGATCTTGCCCAGCTGCACAGGCAGATGCTGGAGGTACTGGGTATCAGGAATATTCAAAAGATCATTCCGGTTGAAGAAGATCAAAAACCCACAGATCCCATCTCGGAGAACATGAACGTCCTCAACGGCAAACCCGTCAAGGCGTTTATCTACCAAGACCACGAGGCTCACATCAAGGTCCACATGAATTTGCTGCAGGATCCTCAGATGGCTCAGCTCATGGGGCAGAACCCGATGGCTCAGAAGATGCAAGCGGCAGCCCAAGCACATATTGCGGAGCACCTTGCGTTCGCCTATCGCCAGAGAATCGAAGAAGCTATGGGCGCCTCCTTGCCGCCGCCTGACGCGCCTTTGCCTGAGACGGTTGAGGTTGAGTTGTCACGTATCGCAGCACAGGCCTCTAGCCTCGTCTTGGGTCAGAGTAAACAGCAGGTCGCCGCACAGCAGGCCCAAGCGGCAGCACAAGATCCTGTCGTACAGATGCAGCAGCAGGAGCTGCAGCTCAAGCAGGCTGAGATCCAACGTAAGGCTAAGAAGGACGCCGCTGACGCAGCCGCTAAGGCTGACCAGCTTGAGTTGGAGAACAAGCGCATTGATATCCAGGCGCAGATTGAAGGCACTAAATTGGGTATAGACATCGCCAAGGACAAGGCGACAGCCGCCCGTCAGGGCACCTTGGACGCGATCCAGACCGGGCTTGACATGGCTCGGGCACAAAGGGAAGTAAAAGGACCAACCGGAGAATAAATGAGCGAACTACGCAGCTTTGAGGATCTGATTCGTAAAAAGATCCGCGACCATATGAACGCATACGCCGATCAGATTTCGACCGGCGGCGCACAAGATTATGCCGACTACAGGTTTCAGGTCGGTGTGATTCAAGGACTTGCCATGGCAGAACGGGAGATCCTTGACCTAGTTGAAACCGCGAGAAAAACAGAGGGACTATGACTACACGTCTAGGCGCCATTGACAAGCAGAAAACGCAGGAAATGGCAGAAAGTATCGGCGAGTTAAAGATGCCGCAACCGATGGGGTATAAGATTCTGATTACCCTTCCTAAAATCGAAGACAGGAGTGAGGCGGGGATTATCCTTGCTGATAGCACTAAGCGTGCTGAGGAAGTCGCATCGTGTCTGGGATTTGTGTTGAAAATGGGCTCTTTGGCCTATAACGACGCAGATAAGTTCCCTGACGGCCCTTGGTGTAAAGAGGGCGACTTTGTCATCATGCGTAACTACTCTGGTACTCGATTTATGATCCAAGGCCAGGAGTTTCGTCTAATTAACGACGATCAGGTCGAGGCCGTTGTTGAAGATCCTCGTGGTTACACACGTGCGTAAGGAGACATAAATGGCAAACGAAGAAATCGTTACAACCTTAGAAGAAATTAAGGATCAGGCTTTTAAGGACAAAGAGGCAGCTGATAGGGACTATGAAACCTCCTATGAAGAAGCTTCTGAAGAGAAGGCAAAGTCCAAGAAAGAGCCAGAAGAGAAGCTGGATATAGAGATCGTTGACGATACTCCCGCAGAGGATCGTGGCCGCAAAAAGATGAAAACTCCCCCCAAGGAGGAGGATGAGTCTGATGAAGTCGGCAAATACAACGAGAAAGTCCAGCGTCGTATGGACGAACTCAAGCGGGCTTGGCATGACGAGCGACGCGCCAAAGAGCGTGCAGCACGTGAACACCAGGCTGCTATTGATTACGCCAAAAAGGTGGCTGAGGAAAATAAACGACTAATGCGCCAACTGCATGAGGGTGAGAAAACTCTTATGGAGCAGGCTAAGGGCCGTGCTGAGATTTCCTTGAAGTCCGCCAAAAAGGCACTCCAAGAAGCACAGGAGTCCGGAGATTCTGAGCGCGTGGCTGACGCCATGGCTGAAATTACCCGGATGACGATGGAGAAAGAAAACTGGGACAAGTATCAACCCAAGTTTACAGAAGAGGCTTTACAAACTGCGGATAATGAAGTAGGTTATTCGCAACCTGTCCAGCAAGTGCCTACTCCCGACGAAAAGGCCATAGCTTGGTATAACAAAAATACCTGGTTTGGTGCCGACGACGAGATGACAGCATTTGCATATGGACTGCACCAGAAGTTAGTGAATGAAGGACTTGATCCTCGTTCAGATAAGTATTACGAGCGAATTGATGCTCGGCTACGGCAAGTTTTCCCCGACAAGTTCGAGTCGGATGGAGAAGGAATCGAAGCGGTAGAAGATACCGTTGAAGAAGAAACTCCCCGCAAAGAATCTGTTAAACGGGTAGAAAAACGTCAACAGGCAACGGTGGTAGCACCGGCGACACGTTCGACGCCTAGTAAGAAGATTACCCTGACTAAATCTCAGGTAGCAATCGCTCGACGCTTAGGTGTTCCCTTGGAAGTTTATGCAAAGCAAGTTGCTATGCAGGAGAATAGATAATGGCAAATCGTATTGATCGTGAATTGCAGTCTCGTGAGCGTGAAACCCGCGCCCGTGCAACCTATGTCCCGCCGCAACAGTTAGCCGATCCTACCCCACAGGACGGGTACAAGTTCCGTTGGATCCGTACCTCGATCATGGGGCAGTCTGACGCACGAAATGTTTCTATGCGTCGCCGTGAAGGTTATGAGCCTGTGAAGGCAGAAGACCATCCGGAACTCGCGCTATCGCTTGATGCTAACTCCCAAGCTAGTGGAAATGTCGAAATTGGCGGTTTGATGCTGTGTAAGGTACCTGCTGAGCGGGCCGAAGCACGCCAAACCTTCTACGAAGGGAAGTCCCGTCAACAAGTCGAATCTGTTGATAACAACTTCCTAAGGGAAAACGACCCCCGGATGCCGCTCTTTTCGGAGAAACGATCTGAGGTTAGTTTTAGAAAGTAAAACTTTTAACTTTTTAGCGAGGTATTCAAATGGCAACTACTGCTGCTCCTTACGGGCTACGCCCCGTAAATCGCGTTGATGGTATGCCCTACGCCGGTGCAACTCAGACGTTTCTGATTGACCCTGCCGGGTATAACACCAACATTTTCTATGGCTCCGTTGTGATTATTAACTCCAGCGGCTATATCAACATCTCTACCGCTACTGGCGAAGACATCACCACCAACAACCTGGGTGGCAACGGTGTTGGCGCTGTCGGTGTATTTGTTGGCTGCCAATTCGTAAATGCTCAAGGTCAAGTTATTAACTCGCAGTACTACCCCGCCGGTACCACTGGCGTTGTGACTGCCAAAGTCGTGACCGACCCCAACGTTGTTTTCCAAGCCCAGCTTGATGGTTCTGGCGCTCAGTCTGTTCTGGGTACCAACACCTTCTTCGCTGCTGTCCAGTCCACCAGCACGGGTTCTACTCGTACCGGTAACTCGACTTCGGCTCTGGAGTCCACCGTTGTTACTACTGCCGCTGCCTTCCGCATTGTTGGCTTCGCTTCCACACCGGGCGACGCTTACACTGACGTGTTGGTGAAATTCAACCCCAGCGCTCATTCATATCTGAATAACGTTGGTCTGTAAGGAGATATTTAAATGGCTATTTCACGCGCACAACTACTTAAAGAACTCCTGCCCGGACTGAACGCTTTGTTCGGTATGGAGTACACCCGCTACGGCGAAGAGCACAAAGAGATCTTTGAAACCGAGACCTCTGAGCGTTCCTTCGAAGAAGAGACCAAGCTGTCTGGCTTTGGTGCAGCTCCTGTCAAGGCTGAAGGCTCTGCCATCGCTTATGACAATGCACAGGAAGCTTTCACGGCTCGCTATACGCACGAAACCATTGCTCTGGGTTTCTCGATTACCGAAGAGGCTATCGAAGACAACCTGTATGACAGCCTGTCGGCTCGTTATACCAAGGCGC